TAGTTGTAGCCACTCCATTTCCTGTCCGCGAAATCTAGCTGCCACGGGCACTGCGACAGCACGCGGGCGTTGAGTTTGTCGTGATTCTGCTTCTGTTGCTGCGAGTAGTCCGGCGCGCTAATTCCGTAGTTCGCAAATCCCCAGGCGTCATTACGGTTGAAGATCGTCCCGTCCACACCGCATTCGCCAATGACGATACCGGTATCCAGCGGCCATCCGTGATGCCGCCCTGCCAGGTACGGATAATCCTCTCGCAATTTGCCCGTCTCGTCCGTCCAACTATGCAACGGCCCTTCAGCCTGCCAGTAACCGCGAATATCTGCGACCGAACCACTATCGTTAATCAGGCTCTCTAGTTCGCGATCATCGTATACGTCCCAATCCGGCGTGCCGTCAGGATGCAGAGCGGATGGATTGCCGACGCTTTCTGCGATCACTGCAAACGGGAAATTGTACCGAATAGCCAAGCGCAACAGCGCCTTCGTCGCGGCAACGATGATGGGATAGGGAGCCATTGCGTTTGCTTCATTCCACGCGTGCCCGAATAGCCGTTCATCCGGGATACTCAGCCCGTGAGCGCGCCACTCGTTGCGCTTGTCCAGATAGCGTTGCATCAATTGCAGCGCCGCCGTTTCCGCGTCCTCGCGCAACACCCGGTACGCGCCGAGCGTATCGGATTTGCTGCGCCCGTCATCAATCGCCCAAACACGCGCACAAATGCGATGTGGGTGCGCGTCATATGCCTCTTGCAACGGCATCCAGTCCTCAGTCATAACAAAACCAAACGCCGGTTTGATGCGCCGGATATGCCCTAGAATCCGTCCGCGATATTCGTCATGCGTTGGCGACCAGTGATAGCCCTGCCGATGCCCCATCAGTTAGCCCTCTGCACGCACATGCCCACGTTGCCGGGCTGTGTGCCGTCGAAATGGAAGTCGAGCCACCAACCACCTAGGGGCTTCGGCGGAGCGCCGCGCTCCGTGTGCCAGCCGCCGTCTAGCGTTGCCTCCTGCTTGTAGCAGGGAAGTTGGATGTGCAGCTGCGTCCCCAACCGCTCGTGTCCCCCGTCCGATAGCCCATGCCGCACAATCTCCATGACCCATGCCTCATGTATGTGAGCACTGACCACAATGTCTGCATCGGACAGCATCGCTGCCCTGCGATTCGTGCCGATCACGCCGCGCGTCACAGCCCCGCCGCTCCCGCTGCCATGATGGAAATACAATCGACGCTGGCTCCGGTTGCCGCCCGTCTTGCGCTCGAACATCAGGCGCACCCATCCGCTGTAGCCTAGATGTTGGACCTGTAACGCCCGGCAAAGATGCTCCAGAATATCCACCTCAACATGATGCCGGATCGAAGTCTCATGATTGCCGTCCGCCATCATCAGCAAGTTGCCCTGATATGGGGCCAGGTATTCAACCGACTCATCCACTACCGCATCGAGATAGCTATCCACGTTGTGCTGATTCGCCGTGCCTGTCTTGCTGCGTCTTGGGTCGGAGCGCCCGCTCATCACGTCGAACCAGTCCCCGAAACACATGACGCCGGCGCCGATGCGCTTCGCCTCGTCTAGATGCCTGGTCAGTAATCTCCGGTCGCAGAGCGGGTTGTCGAAATGCACGTCCGCTATCAGCAGATACCGCTGCGACCAGCCCGCCTCGACCACCGGATGCCGTAACGTCAACACGTTCGGCCCGGTGCGTTCGCAGTGCACTGGTCAACGCTCCCACTAATCCGTGTCGTCCGCCTGTGTTGGTTTGGTAGAGTACGAACGAAAATATTCCAGCACCCGCTCGAACTCGCTGAACACCGGCACGCCCAGCCGCGCCGCATTCCGGCTGATGCTGAGCATCTCCGGCACGATGTAGAACGCGCTCGCCGCCTGCGCCAAGTTGATCTCCACCAGCCCCGACACATACGGCGTGAGCAATGCCGCCACGCCGACCAGAATCAAACTCACGATCTTGCGCGTCATGCCGTCCATCGCCGTCGTCACGCTCAGGTCGCGATGGCGGATGGCGAG